GACCTGCGCACGGACCCGGAGGACGCGGAACGGTGGTACATCGGCAGCCCGGCGGACAAGGCCATGATCGGCCTCTACGACTTTTCCGGCAATCTCCAGTATGAGATGGCCTACCTGAACCAGGTGTACGAAGAGGCCCGGCAGATCCTGGGGATCACGGATTCCTTCCAGGGGAGACGGGATACCACCGCCCAGAGCGGCGTAGCGAAACAGTTCGCAGCGGCCCAGACCGCCGGTCGGCTGGAGAGCAGACGGGTGCTGAAGGAGGCGGCTTACGCGGAGCTGTTCGAGCGCATCGTCCAGCTGAAGGTGGCCTACGCGGACGAACCCAGGCCCATCGTGGCGGAGGACGACCGGGGGGACGCCAAGTACGAGGAGTTCGACCGCTATGACTTCTACGAGCGGGATGCGGCGGGGACCTGGCACTGCATCCTGGATGACGACCGCTTCCTGTTCTCCTGCGATACCGCCGCGCCGCTGGCGGGAGACCGGCAGCGGATGTGGCAGGAGGCGGGGGAGATGTTCCGGGCGGGGGCCTTCGGCCCTCCCGGGGATCTGCGTACCCTTCTTCTGTACTGGACCAAGCTGGAGCTCCTTCATTATCCCGGGGCAGAAGATACCCGGGAATACCTGGAATCCCTCCGGCAGGAGCAGGAACTGGAACGGATCCTGGGAGAGATGGAGGCGCGGGCCAGGGAGGATGCCAGGAGGGACGCCCTTTCCGGCGTCCAGAAACCGAGATTCGCATGGCCGGCGAAAAAGGCCGGTTCGCAGGGGAACAGCGCAAAAATCCCGGAAGCCCGGGGCAACGCCGGTTAAGGGCGGAGCTTCGGAGAAGGCAGGAGCGGAGAGGGATATCCTCCCTCCGGGCTCCGGGGAAAGGAGGATAGCGCATGGCGGAAAAGAGTTATGCGGGCAGGATCGCCCAGACCGGAAGCCAGACCGTAAAGGCCCCCGGCCAGATCGCCCCGAAGAAGAGCGGCGGGAAGGTAAAAAAGGGCGAGGATCTGCGGAACGGCAAGGACCGGTAAATCAGCCGGGGTAAACCCGGAAACAACATCGTTCGCTGGGCCGGCGAAAAAGGCCAGGAGGAAAAATGGATCAGGATTACAAGGAAGCATTCGGCCTGGAGGCCGCAGAAGAGAGCGCCCCGGAAGAACAGCCTGCGGCGGAGCCGGCTGTTTCAGAGGAAGCAGCGGAAACGGAACCGGAAACCAGGCCGGTGATGAGTCAGGAGGAACGGGCCAGACAGGCTGCCGGGAGACGGCTTCGGGAGCGGGAGGCCGCCGCGCGCAGCGCTGCCAGGGCGGAGATCGCAGATACCCTGCGGCGGCGGGGCGTCCTGGATCCCCGGACCGGCAGGCCCGTCAGTTCCCTGGAGCAGCTGGAGCGGGAAGAACCGCCCCTTCCGGGGCGGACCCCCACCCAGGATCCCCGGGTAACGGCGGAACTGGAGGAGATCCGGCGGATGGATCCGGATATGGAGGATCTGGGATGCATCCTCCGCAGTGAGAGCGGGGAGCGTTTCCGCCGATATGTTCGCCGGGGTCTGAGTTTTGTGGAGGCCTATACCCTGGCCGCCCGGGACAGACTGAACGGCCTCCGGGAGGACCGGGCCAGGGAAGCGGCCCGGGTCAAGGCCGCCAGCAAGGATCATCTGAACGCCACCACCAGCACAGGGCTCGGCGCTCTCCCCGTTCCCGGGGACGAAATGGCCCTGTTCCGGGAACTGATGCCCGATGCGGCGGAAGCGGAGATCCGGCGATATTACAACGCGGACCGGAAACGGTTCGGACGAAAGGAAAAAGGAGTGACTATCTCATGAGAGGTTTTATCCCTTACAGCAGCGAGGACGGACGGGTGCAGCCCTGGCAGTACCTCCCGGCGACGGCCATCAAGCCGTCCGTCGGCATGGCGCTGGTACTGTCTTCCGGCAAACTGGCCATTGCCACCGGCACCACAAAGCCGACCTATATCAGCATGTACGAGGCGCAGAACACCCTGACCGCCGGGGATATCATCCCGGTGATCCCGGTGGAGCGGGACCAGATCTTCGAGACTACCAACAGCGCCAGCCTGAGCGGCGTCAATATCGGCGCGAAGGTCACGCTCCACGCCACCAACGGCTGCCAGGTCACCGGCACCACCAGCAGCGGCGTGGCGGAGATCGTGGCCAAGGACGGGGATACCGCGGGCTCCCGGGTCCTGGTGAAGTTTTCTTAAGCGAGGAGGAAGAACAGAATGGCAAATATCACGTTTTCCGAAGCCAGCGGGGTCAACGACAGCATCTTCGGCAAGTCCCAGGCCCCTATCCGCATGTTCATCGAGAAGCGGGGCGAGCAGTTCGAGCAGCAGAGCGTGGTGAAGGAGCTGTTTTCCCGGGAGAAGAGCAAACATTTCGGGGAAAAGTTCACCAGCCTCACCGCCATGGACGGCTTCCGGGTCACCGGCGAGAACGGGGCTTACCCCACGGACGGCCAGGAGGAGGGCTTCAGCAAGATCATGGAGGCGGTGGAGTGGAAGGATTCCTTCTCCATCTCCCGGAAGATCATTGAGGACAGCAAGGTGATGGACCTGCGGCAGAAGCCCGCGGCCTTCGTCACCGCCTATTACCGCACCCGGGAGAAGTTCGGCGCGGCCCTGCTGGGCGGCGCGATCCAGGGCAATTCCTCCGCCGCCTTCGCCGGAGGCACCTTCGACCTGAAGACCAGCGACGGCAAGACCCTTTTTGCCGCCGACCATCCCGCCAAGATCAGCGGCGCGGCCCAGTGCAACCTCTGGGCTGACGACTTCAGCGAGGATGCCCTGGGCAAGCTGGAGGTGAAGATGCAGAACACCCGGGGAGACAACGACGAGATCCTGGACGTGGCTCCGGATACCATCGTCATCCCCAACATCCACAGCCTGAAAAAGGCCGTGTTTGCCGCCATCGGTGCGGATAAGTCCCCGGAGACCGCCAACAACGGCTTCAACTATCAGTTCGGCCGGTGGAACGTCATCGTCTGGTCCTATCTGAACCAGTACATCGCCTCCGGCACCACCCCCTGGCTCCTGCTGGACAGCCGGTACAACAAGGAGTACGGCGGGCTGGTGTGGCTGGGCCGGGTCGAGCTGGAGGTCAGCTCCAAGATCGACGACAACACCGACGCCAACGTATGGCGCGGCCGGGCCCGGTTCACTGCGGGCTTCCATGACTGGCGGGCCATCGCCTGCGCAGGCGTCAGCGGGGCCACCGCACTGCTCTCCTGATAAGGAGGCGCGGACATGGATTACACTCGGTTTACCAACCTGGAAGTCACCGGCGAGCTCAAGGGCCTCATGAAAAACGTACTGGCCGCTGTGGATCTGAGCAAGGCGGCGGACTACACGCTGAAGGATGACGAGAAGGTGCCTTACATCGGCATCACCCTGACGGCAGCGTCGAAGACCGTCACCCTGGGGCTTCCCAACGGCACGGCGGCTATCGTGGTCAATGAAGGCGGGACCAACGCATTCACGCTGAAGAACGTGTCCGGCGACTCCGGCACAAGCCTGGCGGCGGGGAAGCTGGCGGTCATCCGGGCCAGCACCACGGCAAACGCCAGCAAGGTATACATCCTCAACTAAGCAAGAACGAATAGAGCGGGGCATCACGCCCCGCCTTTCGTGAAAGGAGCAATAACTATGGGTAAAGTGGCGCAGTACGGCGATACCTACTGGGGCAAGGACACCGACAAGGCCAGCGTCAAAGGCATCGCCAGCCAAGGCAGAAAATATGCCGCCTACGATACCGGCAAGATCTACGTCTTCGACGAGGCGGAAAATGACTGGGTAGAGTGGGGCGGTGGCAATAATGGATAAAGTATTTGACATCTTCGCGTATCTCATGGGCAAAGCCGCAGGCGGCGGTGGAGACGTAACCGTTGAGAGCAAGTCCATTTCCTCCAACGGCACCTTCACCGCGCCGCCGGGGAAGGCTTACAGCCCGGTAACAGTCGACGTACCCAACAGCTACGCAGCCGGGGACGAGGGCAAGGTCGTCTCCGGCGGGCAGTTGGTATCCCAGACAGCCCATGCGGAGGTGACACAGAACGGAACCATCGACACCACGCTGAACGATTCCGTCGTGGTGAATGTGAGCGGGGGCGGGGGCGGCGTAGCCACGGGTACGGTGACACCGGCGGCGAGGACGTTGACCATGTCGTTTGACGCAGGACTGTCCACCATTACTGGGTTGCTGATTGTGCCGGAGAGCGAAACTCCATTGAAGAGCGGCGGAAAAACGTGTGTTGGCATCGTATACACTCCAAATTGCTATTATCAAAAAATTGGGCTTACCACCAACAACACCGGTGCAAGTGCGCTGGCTCCGACAACAGCAGACAGCGCGATATCTGTATCGGTTAGTGGCACTAACGTCACGGTGCAAGTGGCCTCCAGCACACCCGGCTATTTTGAGGCAATCACCTATCGGTGGTACGCATGGTAAGGAGGACAAATGAGATACTTTGAAGTCATCGAAAACGGCTACATCCTCGCCATCGGGCAAGGCAACGGACACATAGAGATAGACGAGGATCGCTATAACACCATCCTTTCCGTCATCCGGAGCAAGCCGCCGAGGACGGAAACCACGGACTACCGCCTCAAGGTGGATTTGACATGGGAGGAATATGAGTTCCCCCCGGAGCCGGAGCCAGAGCCGGACGAGCATGACAAGGCAGAAGCCTACGACATACTGATGGGGGTGAACACATGACACCACAGGAAAAGGCACGGCAACTCAGACCGCTCATCGAGAAAGCGGCTGTCAGTCTCACAGACACGGACGCACTCGATGCCGTGGAACTTTTCGAGCATTGGGCCGTCGGGCACAGCGTGTCAATCGGTGACAGGCTGGAGTACGGCGGCAAATTGTACAAATGCGTTCAGACCCATACCACGGCAGCAGAGTGGCCCCCGGACGCGACGCCGGCCTTGTGGACGGAGGTCGCCAAGCCCAGTGAAATCCCCGTGTGGAAGCAGCTCACGGGGGCGCAGGACGCCTACATGACGGGCGAGAAGGTGCATTACCCTGACGCGGATGGGCCGGTTTACGTCAGCACGGTTGACAATAACACATGGGTTCCGGGCGTGTACGGTTGGGAGGTAGTTGAATGAAAGAGTTTATCAAGGCTGCCGCGATCCGGGCGGTTCGCACTTTCGCGCAGGCTGCGGTTGCGGCGATAGGCACATCGGCTATGCTGTCTGATGTGGATTGGCTGGCGGTGCTGTCTGTAGCGGCTTTGTCCGCGATCCTGTCCATCCTGACTTCTGTCGTGACCGATTTGCCCGAGGCACCGAAGGGAGGGCGACCCGATGAATGAGCAGGTGACGCGGGGAGAATTCGATGAGCTGCGGCGGCGGGTGGAGGCCACGGAGGAAAGATTGCACAACGGGGACGTAGCCCTGGCCCTGCTGAAGCAG